GTTCAGACGTGTGCTCTTCCGATCTATAATTACGCTCTTGGTTTTGTTGACAAAATTAAGAAATTTTTCTTTGGTGAACTGCCAATAAACGAGCGCCTGCAGAGAGTCTCCATGGAAAAGTGGAAGAAGCGGAAAGATCCAGTTACTGGCATGACCAACGAAGAGAAACATGCCGACAACCTACCGGGCATGTTTAACGAATACCGTAACAAAGGTGATAACTCTGTACCAGGAACAGCTGATTTTAGTAATAACGGTGACGTGCCCACCAACATCAAAGGTATTGGCACCCAGGCTGAATCTTACGTGCCAATGACCAAAGCGCGATTTGATGAATTATATGACGAACGGATAAATAAACGTATGGAGCAAGCGGTTTTTAACAACGTGGCTGATAACACTACAAATATGTCCAACACTCAAGTATTTCAAAATAATATGTCTGCAATATATGAGGGCGGTCGCTCAATGTTAGCGCACTAAAAAGGGACCCGAAGGTCCCCTTGTTTAATCTATCTAGCTGTTGTTAGTCTTCAGCAGCAAGACGATTAAAGTAACTTAGAGTATCGTCTTCATCATCTGCAGCAGCCTTAGGCTCAGGTGCAGCATTGTGATTTGATTCAGCTTGACTTGCTCGCATTGGAGCAGGTTCAGATACATCCAATGTCACATGCTCTGCAGTTGACATCGCAACACCATCCTCACCAAGAACAGCCATAAGCTTAGTCTTTAGTTCGGCATAGGTCTTATAGTTAGAAGGGCTATTATACTCTTCTAATGAATGCAACTTACCATAGATACCTTCTAACTCTTCATCCGATGCTAATGCACCTGGCTTTCCGAATTCAGACTTATCATAGTTGCGATAGCCTTCAACATCACGAATCTTAAGTTTAAAATCAGCGCCATCCCAAAAGTCGAATGGATTGATTGGATCTTCATCCGCAAATTGTGGCTGCATTGAATCAATAATCTTATCAAAGATTTTCTTACCAAACACATAAAGGAATACTTTACCTTCATTAGCTGGATTACCGTCATCTTTAATGACTTGAATATTAGACACATAATGTAGTCGACGTTTACGATTTCGTGCAATAGACTTATCGTCATCGTTACCAGAATTCCACAACTTAGTGTTCATTTCTGATACTGGATCGTCTTGTCCGATTGACGTTAATGAGCGTTCGATATACCAACGTCCAGTAACAGGTCCTTTGAAGCCGTGATCCCAGTATTGAATCCATGGATCATTCTCGCCTTCAGGCGCAGGTAAAAAACGAATAACAGCATAGCCATTATTTGCTTTATCAACTGTAGGTTTCCAGATGCGGTCATCGATATAACTCTTCTTAGCATCACCACCAACACTTTGTGCAGTAGTTAGAAGCTTCGCCATAGAAGCAGAACGATTACGTTTTAGATCAGCAAATCCCATATTTTATTCCTCTTTATATTACAATTTATTAACAGTGTATTTTTATACTGTGGTGCTATTATAACACGTTTTGATCAAGAAGTAAACACTTTTAGTATAATTTTTTTATAATTATTCGCATTTAATTTTGTATCTAACATGATGCCATATTTAAGAATCTTATTTCTTAGGTCTGGCCAGACCAACGTTTCAGTGATTTTCATCTTATCCATGAATCCCAATATATTGTCAAGGACAATTATGGTCTCGATCATTATATCACCTTGAAGAAATGATTTAATGATTGGAGGATGTGCATCACCTGGCGCTATGGTGAACAATGTATCAAATGGTAAATTACCACCTTCACAATGATCATCGCATAGCGTATTTATATCAGCTTCAAATCGATATCCGAAACTTTGTATTCTTTTTTTATAATCAGGCCAAACTGTATCGTCATCTAACATGTTACCTACCCATGATATATCCTCAACAAAGTGGGCATTAAAGTAATCAAGGATAACACTTCTATCGAAGTTAAACTTAGTACCCACCTTATAAAAGAAGTAACGATCCTTACGTTTCCAAAAGGACTGTTGTTTGGCTGAAGTCTTAAACCTATACTTAACTGCATTATACGTACCTGTGGAGTAGTGTAGCTTACACGCAAGGTATAAACTATACACTCCAAATTCATCTAAGCGTTCAGTGCCTGTCATATTGGTAACGTATTCATTGGTGGAACTTTAAGTAACCTTGCTTGTTGTGCTTCGTTTTGTACCTTCTCTGTAATAGGTTTGGACAATAGTTTAGATACATCCAAAGGATCTATTTCGTACCTATTGCATATCTCTAGTATTGCATCAAGGTAGGTTACACTACCTCGAGAGGCAAACATTAGATCTTCAACATATTTAGAGAATTGCACTTGATTCATAATTAGGTTCAACATTAATTCGCCTTTAATAATATAGTATGCTCGTTAATCCTGCCATTTGGCACTGAATCCTTAGTGGTCAGTTTCTTCCACTCTTTATCCAATTGCTTGGCAGTTTTCTTAAGGCATATCTTAAGAAATTCATTTGGCTTACGTAGTCGAGTTGATCTAGACTTATCAGCCTCATAATGTAATAGTGTTGTGCCTTTCACCTCAAATCCGCCAACACGTGTTGTAGTGTATTCAGTCACGACTCCATACTTTGTATTAAAGACTAATAACTGATAAGAACCTATTATGTCAATAGGATTAATGGATGCCAACTTAAAGTCGTTATCCTTAGTTTTATACTTCATCTTAGCGATCTGCTTATCTGCAGATTTAACCTTAGGCTTACGCACTTTACGAGTTGCCTTTGCGACAAGAGTTAAACTCTCTAAGTCCAATAGAATATTCTTAAGAACCTTAATACGATTCTTAATAGCAGATGGTTTAATGTGTGAGTATGCATACGCATATTCTTCATCATCTTCCCTCTTTGAAACTGCTAATTCCATCTCATCAATACGAGGTTGAACCCATGCAATAACGGATGACTTAATCTTTGGACCAGTCAGACCGTAGCCAGTAGCCTTTTTAAATATATCATAGGTGTTACCATTGACACGTTCGATCCATTCATTTTCGAATGCATCAAGGTCAGTTAGAATAGTATCCGATATAATGGTATTAAGACGATCTTGTGGTGTCACCTTTGCAACAACAACTGCATAAGGATCAGCCTCTTTATCGTCATCAATAACTTTACGTTCACGTGCAAAATTTAAGGCGTACTCAATACCTGAAGTAATCCTAGCCACTTCATCTTCATTGAGTGTCCACCCGCGTTTTGATATACGAATTAACGTAGTATAGTTATTAAAGAAAACCGTATTGGATGCAGACTTAAGCAAAGATATATCATCTGAGCTATAGTCATTATCCTGTGCATACTTGATAACCACCTTAGAGTTATCCTTAGTTTTATATTTGTAATTATAATATCCTAGAGCAGACGTTAAAGCTAAACGTCGTTCTATGCCTTCAAGATTTACCTCAGAACTATAACTTAGTTCCTTACCAAGGTACATCATATCAATACTTTTACCACGTTGAGCTTTACCCATTTCCATAATATTATACTCCAGCTTCCACCCAAAGGCAATCATCATTAAATTCAGTTACACTCTCCACACGGAATGAACGCCATCCCTCTGCTTTAACATCATATACCTTGATGATGGTTTGAGGAACTTCAACTGCATCCAACATTGCTGAAGTCTTTGGTAGGAAATCAGCTGGTATGATAGTATCATCCAGAGTACAAGTCATTACTCGCACATCGCCATTAATTTTATTAAAAGTAACTTCACTTAAACCATTCTGTAAAGACTGCATCATTTCACTTCTATCAAACATAATATTTTCTCTCATTAATTTTATATTGTATGACCATTATATCACACTTTTACTTGATTGTACAACTTTAATTCCAATCATTATCATCTTTTTTAGTTTCAGATGAAACAGAACCATAGTGCTTAGCTACGTAACTAGATGAATCAGTCCAATGGTTATGGTTATCATCCATCTCATTAATGACACGATCAGAGTACTCAGAATCAGTCACGTCTTTAGGTCCACGCTTCTCATCAGTATATGATGCAGCCTTACGTAAACGAGTAGAGATACTTAGCTTTTTCTTTGGACGAAACTTGCTCCTGAAAGCTAACTTCTCTGCAGCTGCTTTAATCATTTCAATACGATCCATGCTATTGTGCCCTCTTCAATTGTTCATATTTAAACTGCCATTCAGTATCTTCAGCATCGTCGTCACTATAAGTAGTCCAACCAATACCTCGAATATTTTCGTTATATGACATCATGACATACGTATAGCGATCTTCCATTGGTCCAAACGAATGTGTTGAACGGTAATGATAATCCTCTATAGTATGATAAAACTTTAATGCAACTTCTCCGTACTTCAATGAGTATTCTTCTTCATTAAGTCTTAAACAGTCTTCTTCCATTCGCTTAATTGCTTTAGGTAGTTTCATCATGCCCTTCTCCCATCCATTTCTTGAAATTCGAACCACGCTTGAGCGTCATCCATACCTTCGGTTTCCATATCGATACCGTTATAGACTTCATCAAGTTGAGCTGCTGATAGTACA